TGGAATGAAAATTGGAGAACAAGGTTTAAAGTTAATCAAGAAGTTTGAAGGGTTAAGGCTAGAGGCTTATGTTTGTCCTGCTGGGATCTGGACTATTGGCTATGGTAGTACCTTTATCTTCGGGAGACGAGTTGAGCCAAACGATATTATTACAGAAGAAGAAGCGGAAGCTGCACTATTAGATCATCTAGAGTGTGAAGTTTACCCTGTACTTACAGCACTGGTTCATTCCGAATTAAATCAAAACCAATTTGATGCTCTCTGTAGTTTCATTTACAACTTAGGGAAAGGAGCTTTTGAACAATCAACACTACTACGGAAGTTAAATCGTAAAGATTATGCAGGAGCAGCTAGAGAGTTTAAGCGTTGGGTATATGCTGGTGGCAAGAAACTAGAGGGGTTAATAACCAGACGAGCAGCAGAAGCAGCTTTATTTAACTAACTGGTGATAAAGTGCGTCCACTTTTTTTTTAATTTCTTCTAGCATAAAACCATTCTTATCTACCTTGTCATCGAGTGCTGGAATCTTAGATGTATCTTTTTCAATAGCAGAATGACTCTTATTGATTGATTCTAGGTAGTCAGCAATCCTAGTGGTTTGTTTGACAAATGGTGGTACATATTTAATAGTTGCCCAACAAAATACGGTTAATGATACTGCTGCACCTACTACAAATAATGTTCCTGCTACTGCTGTTAATCCCATTTGTGATACTAATTCTAAAATTTTAACTGCTGATTCCATACTACTTCCATTTAGGTCCAAACCATTTAACCAAGTTCCCCATAACGGTAGCTTTGTTCATGAGTAAAAACTTAGTGTCAGGCATTAATACGTGTAACATATCAGCCCAGACTTGATGTACTTTCTTGCTTGGTAATTCCTTACGTTGGCAGAGGACGTCATGAATTATTGAGGCGTTACGGTGGTCTCCTACGAACGGTGATAGCTGAAATATAGACCAAAGAAGAGGTGGGATTGAGCTGCCATCTACAACTTCACCCTTAAAAGCAGTATGGTAATTGCCTTTCTTGTCAACAAAAGTAAAGTCTTCTTCCATTTTCATTTCCCTATCAGGACCATTCGGGTTTCTTAACCACTTAGTCTCTGGGTCTTCGACAGGGAATCTGCCATAGTACACCATATCTCTATTATAAGGCTAATCTTCATTTTTGTAATCTTCGTCAGGAATTGATATTTTACCGAGGCAGGACATAATCTGAACATGTCCTCTACTAAAGTTAATCAGGCTCTTTATACAACGCCCTGACCTAATTTCCGGCTTCATTGAAAACCCTATAAGGACTTGATACCAGAAATTACTATCAATATTTTCTCTGCTAACTTCATCATCCATAACTTATCCTTAATTGTTATCTGTTATAAAGAGATAGATACAAGAATCCCCCCGTCCGAGGGCTGAAAAGAAAAGGACCCTCGGACGTTGTATCTATAGGGATTCCGCCCGGGCGCAATTCGGGTGTTAAGGGTAAAGGAGATTCACAATTCCCGGGCATGGAATCATTATACTAGGTTTTAATCTTTTGTAAATATTTAGCACCTAAGTTTGTTAGCAAGTAGCGAACCCGGGTTCCACCCCCTATTGGCTCTAGTAGTCTTTTTAGTTTTAATTGGTTTAGTGTCCGCCATGCTACACTGGCGCACGAACCATAATGTTTCAACAGGTCTTTCCGAGTAATATCCCCTCCATAGGCTGCTAAATTTAACGCCCATTCTTCCTTCTCTGTTAGTATCATAGTTGATCCTCCCATTCGTCTAGTAACGCCTGGTCTCTATTGCAAGAGACCCATGTTACTAAGAAAATGATTATGGTAATACAACCTATTAATATTCCTATTATTTTATTCATCCTCATCCTTTGTTAGTTTTAGCCATAGGTTTAACACCCCTTCCCTAATAGCATCCGATGCTCCGTATTTAGGGTCATTCCCTTTGCGCTTAATAGAGATGATCTCTTTAATCTGGGTTAGGGTCATAGGGTAAAAACTATGGCTCTTTCGTTCTGCTTTTTCATTCATAAGAAGAGTTTAACACAATATCATTAACATGTTACTAAAGATTCATTAAATATCTTTAACGAGCCCGATGTAGTGCTTTAAGTATAGACCGAGGAGCTGCTGCTTTTGCAATAGAGGGAGCCATTGCAAAGCCGAGTATTAAAGCTCCGGTGCAAAAGAATAGTTTAGGTAGTGTGTATTCAAGTGTGTCCATGATAAAATGGTGCGCCCCTGGTCTAGTAAGTTGTCCCTCTTGTTTGACGATCCTGGAATTAGGGTGAACTATTTTCAGGAGTGGGGCGCATAACTAATAAATTTTCCTGAGTCCCCTCTTATCATCTATCGAAAGCCCAAGGTGCTTGAGTTTGCTGAACTTCCCTATCTGCATAATTGATCTTGGGTACTCGCTTGGATGTGAGTGCCCTAATCCAAAGCTGTGTCCTACTTCATGACCAATCAAGTTAGCAAAGTAGTTCAAGCCAATCCCTTGACTAATATCCCCTGCTACTTCTCTAAGTCTAATATCGTTCACTGTGATAACAGTACCATGAACCCTAGTCCCTGCCTGACTTGTAACAAAGTCTATGTGCGCTACTCTAGTCCCCTGATCGTAATCCTCATCCGGAGCATAGCGAACAATGATTGCAGAGTTAGCACCAGCGTAGTAACTAGCTTCTAATGCAGAAGTCCAAGCTCCGTCAAGTACCTGCACTCTAATTTTAAATGGTACATTCTTTCGGTACTGCCATGCTATATACTTGAATCTCTTAATCACCTTCCTGTCTAACGTGCTTGGCAAGATGATTGTGCAGGTTGGTTCAGCCCAGTATTTATTGTTGAGAGTGTAAGCGAAAGCTGCTTGGGTTGTTAGTATTAATGCTAGGAGGAGTTTAATCATCTAATCCTAACTCCTCTACTATTTCGTTTATCCTATCCACACACTTGTTAGCAAACTTCAACTGCTCTTCTTTACGACTCCCGAAGAAGCAGCAAGCAAGCATGTTCTGACGACCAATGTTCTCTACCAACTCTTGTATCAATCCCCTCTGCAATGGGTTTAGCTTTGGGTTGTAAATGCTATTGTCTTTCATTTCTTCACCTCTTTAGTCTTAACTTCCACCTTGTACTTCCGTCCATTGACTTCAAGTACATCATGCGCCCCGAGCAAACTAGAATCTTTCTCTACCATCGCTGCAAACTTGTCAACGACTGCTTTGAAAGCGTCGTCCAGGTTGTCAATTTTTCTGTAGTGTCCGTTAATCATTCTTTACCTCACTTGTTGTATAGTCCTCAAAAAGTATGTGTTCCTTTTCTTCAAACCATTCCTCAAAATCTTTCTCGCCCCCGCTACTTGAGTAGTTTATCCAAGCGTCTTCTACATATTGACCAAAAGCCCCTTCGTAGTTATAAAATTTAGTTGTCATTCTTCAACCCCCTTCCTCTCAATCTCATCAATCAATTCATCAAGCTCAACCTGTGTCTTAGGTTTACTCGCTACTGCAAGGATCTCGGCTTGCTGCCTGTCATGCTCAGCCGCTCTACGTTCCCGCTCGTCAACGTACTCCTGCTGCTTCCTGTTACCTCTGTCAAGGATATCTTGCAGCTGCTCATCGTTCACTCTGATTGTGATCCCGTGACGTTGTGCAAAGTCTTTGTATTCTTCTAGTGTTATTGGTTTGATGTTCATAGTAATCCTTCATTGTTTAGTAGTATTAGTAGATCTGCTGTGGATTCTAGCTGGAGTTGAATATCTCCATCAATAAAAGATTTCTTGTATCTTCGAACCGCCTCGTGAAGTTCAGAGATTAATTCGCCAGTTCCATTGTTATTAAAAACAACAGCCTCTATATAACCACTGAATCCCGTTATTGTTTTCTTGCAACATGAATGTAGCCTAAGAGCTAACTTGTCTTGTCTCCATGTGGGGATTAGATCGTTCTTTGTTCCATAATGGTTTATAAAGCCTCCAGCGAGAGAATCATAGTAAGATAGTAGATACCATTCCCCATCATCGTTATACCACTTATCATCAGGCTCTATCCCCTGCATGATAGGTGCTAATGCTTTGCATCTTTCGATGTCTTTGAGTACTAGGTCTTGGTTAGTCATTGTTTCTCCCATATTTTTACTTTGCCTGATTCTAGGTCTTGTTTAGTAGTATTACAGCCATAAGAACCAATACATTCATCAAATTCATTGCGATAGAACACATCCACCCTTAACCCCTGTTCCTTAAGATCTAAAAGAGAAAACAACATATCACTGTAGCTAACATCATATTCGCTGTTATCTCCATCTTTTTCAATTTTCTCTTTTAGGGCTTTGCAACATTTAGCTAAATCTAAGTGGTTGTAGTAATCACCTAGGTAGCCATTAATATCAGTGGGAGGTTCATCATTAGTGAGACTTTCTTCTAGATAGGAACCAAGGACACAATCATCACCCCAGATACGGAATCCATATCTTCTGCCTATATAAGCTATACACCAAGATTTAGGTTGATCTATAAACTTACCTTCAATTAAATATTTAAAGTTACCATATATACTCATTTAGTATCCTCTCTTGTTGACATATCTAGTATACCTACCCTCACCCAGTCACCCTTTATCTTTCTGTGTATTGGGAAGCGTGGATAACACCCGTTGCTGCATAAGCAAACATTCTC